AACACACAAGAATGGTTGATAAATACTCAACTTATATAAACAAGCGATTAACTACTTTACTTAATCCTTTTATTCCACGTAGGTTAAGAATATGTAAAAGCTTATATCCTGACTCAATTCGCGCATGCCCTGGCTTTTTATATAAAGCAAGTGAGGAATACGGTGCTGGATTAACTTTTTGGGCAATGCCTAATATTCCATATTATTTTGCTCAAAATACAGAGCAGAAAGTTCTTATAGAGCATAAATCGCCATTCTTGGTAAATGTAGACCAGTCCATAAAGTTCTATCATGAGCATCTTAAAAAAAGAACGGACAAAGAGCTTAAATATGCTTCTTTAATATACCAAAAAGGCGTATATTCATACTTTGACCTGTTAAGGCTTAATCCATTTTGGTATGAAGTTTTATATAATGATTTGCAAAACAAGATTAAAGAAATAGTATGAAAAGTAATAACACTAAATTAGCATTGCCAAGAATTTTAATCTACCAAGATGAAGACTGTAAAATCCTTGTAGATTATTTGGTGTATAACGGCTTTCAAATAATAACCTCAACTGAGAATGATATACTAATCAAAATCAAAGAAAAGAATTATGACTTATGCATATTAAGCCATTATAAAACAACAGATGCCTCTATGAGGCTAAAGCCATTAAAATTTTTGCGCAAATCAGATAATAAAATACCGGTAATAATGGTATCGGATAAAGCCCGATATGAGTATGTTATTGAAGCATTTGATGAAGGTGCAGATGATTACGTTATAAGACCATATAACATTGAGGAGCTTATAAGAAGAATAAAAGCCGTTTTGAAAAGATGTGGTGTGCGAGTAAGAAGTATAGAGCCATCTTATGAGATAGGCGATTACTTGTTTAATACAGTAGATAAAATTCTTACTATAGGCAATGTAAAAACACAGCTTAATAATAAACAAAGCCAAGTTCTTGCTTTACTATGTGCCTATAAAAACGAAACATTACCTAAGAAAATACTTATGCAACAAGTATGGACTGATGATAACTACTTTAATAAACGTAGCTTAGACGTCCATATATGTATGTTGCGAAATATGCTTAAAATGGATAACCGAGTAGCTATAGAAACCATACGAGGGGTCGGTTATTCTCTTGTTATAGAAGAAGATGAAAGCTTAATGTAAAAAAGGCAGACTACAGAAAAGTAGTCTGCCTTATATTTCTCTCATTCACTTGTTAAGCTACGCGCTTCTTGAAATTCTTCAAAAAATACAAGCTCATTTTTCCTGTCACAAAATCCTCATCTTGATTGCCTGCATGAAAACACTTAAGGCCATATTTATCGGTATAAACCTTAAAATCACCGCGTAATTCTCTCGTTCCAGTTTGGTTATTAAACCACCACACTCTAATATGATTTGCATCAAGCCATTTTATTTGCTGCTGAATATATTTAGTAAGGTTCTCATATTCATCATAATCGGCTTGGTCTTCAATATACGGAACAAAGGTGCATTCTATAAGATCTGAGTCATCAACTGCTTTCCAATCATCTTCTATATAAAAATTATTGGAAAACATTTCAGATACCTCATTAGCTTCTTCCAAATTGTCTTCGTCTAATGGCTCTTCGCCATAATACAAAAAGCAAAAAGCATCATTTGATATTTGCAAAGTCTGCTTTTTGCTGTAATCTAAAACAAAATTGCTCATTTATTCTCCCGCTCTATAGTTTCACGATATTTCTTCTCAAGCTCTGCTATTTCATCTAAAGCAGCTTGAGGCTGAATTAATTGAACAGCGATTGGCAGTTCATTTTCTTCTTGCATTGCTTGAACTGACTGAGAGCCATCAAGCAAATTCTCTTGCTGTACCTCTTGGGTATTCTCTTGTTCATTTATTTCCATATTGCAATTATTTATTTTTGTTCAACATTTCTCTCGGCCATTTTAGTACCGGATTGGCCATTCCAATATGGACAAATATCACATAACCGCTCATGTTTACAGCCTATACATTCGGTATAGCCGGACATAAGCCGCTCATTTTTAATGGCCATGCGGCTTTTATGTGTTCTAGTGTGTAACATTTTTTAACGGCTTTACTTTTGTTCTTTTATAAGCTAAAATACAAAATAATCTTGATATAAATCACTGTTTTACAGACTTTAACATAAAAATTTTTCACTGGTTTATTGCAGCTTTAATATAAAAATATAAAGCTCTAAATGCCTCGAAAATATATGAAATTTCATTATTCTCGTTCATTCTCTCCTCATTTCTTTTTATAGATTTAGTTTACTATTATTCTCAATAAAAGTGTCCTAGAAGCCAAGAAAATGAGTCAACTTTTTAGCCATAAATTTAACAGTTATTTATATAACTGCTTGGTGGCTTAAAGCTCAAGAAAGTCCATGCCTTAATTCATATTATAGGCTTTATAAAAATACATTGATAGATACACTTCTTTTGGCCTCTATCGCGTCAAATTGAGTTAACCCATGTTATAGTACACCTAAAGCCTAAAAGTGTTCTAGAACGCGAAAGAAGCATGTTTCTATGAGTTTACATATTCTAACATAAATCGCAATAATACAAAAATAGCCGCATATTTAGATATGCAGAAAAAAAAGAGCCGCCTCTTTCGAGACGGCTCTATGGGAGAAACGGTGTCAGGTGGCTGTGTTATGCAAGTGACTCCTCTTCGGCTGTAGTCTCAGCAGGAGCTTCGGCAGTTTCTCCATTTACCTGACCGGCGAAATATTCATCCAATTCCTTCTTTGCATCCTCGAGCTGCTTCTTTTTGGCTTCCAGCTCTTCCTGAGCTTTCTGCAGCTTCTCCTCTGCCTTCTTCACATTCTCCTCGCAGCGAATTACGCGGTCCTGAGGAGTAAACGGAGCGCGGATTGCTGCTGCCTCACGGCGCTCCAGATACTTGGCATTGAGCTGCGCACCTTCTTCATCGAACTCTTCGGCAATCTTAATGCCCTCGGCTTTCACAATCTTGTGCATGGTCTTCGTTGCAAGCGGATTGCCTTCGATAGGAGCCGGAACTGAAATGCGGTAGAGCAAGCGCTGAGCTCGTTTGTCAGGCACGATTGCCACGATACGGCCAACTATCATTTCAATGTGCTCTTCACCGTTTTCGTCTGTAGCGCGGTATTTCTCAAGTTCTATCATTTTACCTACATTGCCGATAACTTCGTTAACCTCTTCGGCAATTGCTTCCGGCGTCCATTCAACTTTGTCTGCCGGGTCTTTTGCTTTGCGAGCACGGGCTTTCTTCTCCAGCTCAACAACTTCGTCCAGGATGCGAACAAGATTACTGTCGTGTACCTTAATAATGCGGCGTCCGTCGTTTGTCTTGATTGCATAAAGCACCTTATTGCTGCGCTTCTCTTCAATCACTCCGGCGATATAGCCGTCAACCCATTCTGCGGTGTTGAAAGGAACTGCTTGACAACGGTGATTAACGTTCTTCTTCAGCTCTTCGGCCAGCGCGTGACGCTCCTCGTCGGTCATCTTCGGCTTTTTCTCCTGAGTTGCCTTGCTGCCATTGTAAAGCGGGTTGAGCCCGCCATTCTCTTCAGCTGCCTCAATAGCTGCTTCTTCCTCAGGGCTGAGCTGAGTTTCTTCTTCACTTGCAGGAGTCTCTTCTGCGGTTGCCTCAGGAGCTGCAGGAGCAGCGAGGGCCTGAGCCTGTTCACGAGCTGCGAGTACGGCTTCGATAGCCTTCTTGTCTTCATCACTTGCTGTTGCCAAAAGAGCATTCAGCTTCTTCGTTGCCATCTGCAAAAATTTCTCTGTTACCATAATGCTGTAAATTTTGAATTGTTATTAAAATGTTATTGTTTAATTTTGATATTGCAAATATACTATGTTTTTTTTGAATTATTGGGCTGCTTTGGGAACTTTTTTCCAAGTTTTATGTTAAAAAATATCAATTGAGTTTCTTAAACGGCCCTAAGAGTCCGAGAGTACTTATATTATATCCCTCCTTGCCAAAGAATTTGAGTGCCATATTAGCCAATTTCGTTGTCCCTAAGGCATCCGAAGACACTACTATGATAGCTACACGGCCCTCATCGTTGGACACAACAGCGTTATCCGAAATGGCTTCTATGAAGTTCTCCATACTGTCCAAATTCTCTCGAGTGGCCTCAACTTCAAGCCTATAAACTGTTACAAACATTTCATTTCTTGCCATGCTATTTAGCTTTTACGGTTTTTGTAACTCTTGCTTATCTCTACACTGAACACACTGTGCCAAAGAGCAAATCGGATTGCTGTTTCTGAGTTGTCTTGTTCAACTGCAATTGTCGGTGCCAAAAACAATGTTTCTGACTTGGTTGCTGAAAATTTCACTGTTACCATATTACTGTAAATTTTTATTAGTTGCTCTGCAACAATATTGCGAAAGCAAGGATTAAACTTAGTGCCGCTGTAGGTGTCGCTCCTAAACCGTTTCTGTCCGCAGCGGCTAAGGTCATGCATTCTCTTGAGGGGTGCCGTCCCATTCTGTTACTTGCTCGAGTACAATGTACCGGCGTTGCTTTGCGCGGCACATAAGAGCCGCATAGCTGTCTGCATCTGTTTTGTTATCAAACTTCTCCACAACTGTGGGATTGAAATCGCCGTTATAGGCAATTGCTACATAAAAAACTGTTGTTTCCATATTCGTTATATCTTTTAAGTTATATATGCAAATATACTACTTTTATTTTAATCTGGTTACTGCTTTAAGAACTTTTTTCGTTAAATAATGTTGGTTATTTTACGCCCATTCTTGCTGAATATTCATCAATTTGTTCTCTTGTGAGCCACTCAGGTTTAACCGGCAACAAGCCATAAAGCTCTCGCATTTTATCGATTTGTTTCTGCTCATCATGGGCCCAAAGACAATGCTGAGCGTTTCGGCCGCCGTGGTCAAGATAGTAATCGCAATCGCATTGAAGCCGGTTGAGTAGCATGTACTCAAATTTATAGTCTTTTGCTGCCATGTTAGTATATTCTTAGAAATTTGTACAAATATAGTCTCTTGCCGTACTTCACAATATACGCATAGCCGTTTCTCTTGCTGTAGCGTATCTCTTGCCAACGGCCTCTCGTAACCTCTGGGCCCCTTACTGTGAACTTGATTGTGCTCACACACCTTGCCGCATCGCCTGAGTGGCTTATTTGTATCTCAATGCACTCGGCTCCGTCATGCAAAACTCCTGTTCTCTTGAACTGCGGTTTGTTATTTTCCATTATTCTGGTATATTAAACTGTTTCAACAATTCGTTTCTCTCGTCTTTCGGCATTCTTGTGAGGTTAATTCTCTCGGAGCCGGTCCAAAGATATACATAGCCACAGTGGCCCATCCAACTGCGTTGGCATTCTTGCCGATAGTCATTTGCCTCAGTGTAGCTTGCAAATCCGGCTTTATAGCCGTATTCGCTGTCGTCTCTTTCAACGTACAAATAAACTGTCTTCTTCATATTATTCTCCTGTATTTATATATTGTTTTACTGTTCCAAACCGTACACCAAAGCTGAAATAACAACTCTCAGTATATACTTTGGCCTTTGCTGTTCTCGGCCAATCACGTCTGCAGTTATGCAGCTTCATTCTCTCGAGCTCTTTGTCTGTCAGGAGCTCACCTGCTGGGCATACATCATTCTCCTGCAGCACGACATTATATATGTAAGTTCTCTTGCTGTCCATATTATTCTCCTGTATTTATATATTGTTTTACTGTTCCAAACCCTTCATTGAACTGCGATATGCGTTATATCTTTTTAGCATATATCCGCGTATTCTCTTGGTCAGTGTTGTGGCTTATATCCCAGCACTCCAAGGACCATATTTGCGGCCAAGTCTATGGCCTGTTCAAATACGCCGCAATCTTGGAGGTCCGGCCAACCGCACCATTCGCAGATTTCGCTGTAATTCAGGTCTTTCAGGTCTGAAAACTCATAATAATTCTTCTGTACGGCCTCGAATAATTCTCTTGCCGCCTTTTGTACCATTTCGAATTTGTTCAAATCAATCATATTACTGTTAATTTTCATTACTGTTATGTTTTAATTGTTAATAACTGTTATGTTTTAACTGCTAATAACTGTTATGTTTTAATTGTTAATAACTGTTAAACAAACCATTATATATCTGGTTTATTTTCGATATGCTAATATAATAATAATTTTATCGGCTATAAAATCTATGTATTAAAAAAGTGTTAAGAAACCTGGATATAAATATTAAAAAATGTCGGCTATATAACCTGTAAAATAAATAGCCTATAAAAATTTTACGGATTAAATCGTATTAAATCCCCTGG